CCTTTAAAATCCTGCCAATCACGAATTAAATATTCACTGTCACCCTTGGTGGTTTCCAAACGACTGGAGTCCATGATTTTTTGAATCAATTCATTGACTCTTTTCTTTTCGTTTTTGATTTGAATTTTTAAATCCATTATCTTTTCCCCATAACCAAAATTACGTCTTCTATTCGACGACCATCCGGTAGTTTTTTGATTCCGTGTTTATTAAATACTGCAACGAGTTTGTTTTTATTGTCTCTGCCATAGACATTGATATAGTCAACATTATCCAGTAATGTAACTGAGTTTTTAAAAATCGTCTCATCTGATCTTCCGCTTCTGGCGATGGTCTTAAACATATTCAGATTATGATATCGGTTATCTCTCACGGAACTCCCAGTCACCCTTCCATATTTATCCGCATCGTAGGTAATAGCATCTAATCTGCGAATCATTTTCTTCTTAAAATAAATTCCCACTTCACCCGCTTCCCGGGTACTTGGCAACTGCCTGATCCGTGTAAAAAAGTAAGAGGCTCCGCCACTACCCATATCATCTAATGGACTCATTCCCCCAACCGGAACCCCCATCCTGATCTTTTCAACTGTGGACACAAATGCACCGTTATTTGCAAGAACCGCATCAATGGTATTGCTCATATCTCGTCCTCTGGTAACCTTATGATATAACCCCAACCCATCCAATTCTTGATCTAATTCTTTTGCACTTACATCAAACCTAAATGTATTTTTATAACCGGCTGTTTTGTTAAACACCTTTTTACGTGCAGGGTTTGAACTCAATGAATATTCACCATAGGGATTATAGTCGGGAAGCTTTGAGATATCATTCACGCCTAATTTACTTGCCCAATATGTTTTCATAGCTTTTATACGCTCTTCTTTTGTGGCACTTGAGTTATTGAGTTTATTCATCAGATGTTTATACCCGGGCTCCATATCTTCCTTAATCAGATAGGCCTGTTTGTGTAAATACATGAGTTCCTGATCTGTCTTTGAGGCCAAGCGTCCATCTAATCCCAATTTATTTAATTTGTCAATGAGAGACTCAATGGTTTTACTATTCGGGCTTCCGGTAATTTTCAGTTCCAGCTCTCCTTGGTGAGCATAATAGTTTCTGTCATGCCACGGCTTATAAACTGCTTCTACACCATCCCCCAGATCAATCCGATATTCCAATCCATCTTTTGCAGTATCTCTTCTCATAACCTTTCTTAAATCATCATCCTTGGTTTTTTCAATGATGATGTCACCTTTTTTGTTTTGCTTGTGTTCATATAAGACTTTCTGTTTTCTAAAGGGAAGTGTCTGTTTCTTTTTGGGTTTCGGTACATCAGTCTTGCGGAGATACTGTGTAAATCTTCCAGTGTATTTCTTATTCTCCTTGACCCCTTTTAAAACTTTATTCACTGCTTTTAAGTAATGCTGTGCCATCTGGGATATTTCCGGGTCGGATGATTTCTTTAATGTTCGAAGTTCCCGTTGATAGCGGCGGATGATTTTTAACGTTTTATCGTTATAAGCAAAGTCACCATCTTTAATATGATGGTTCAAGGTTTTAACCCCGGCAAGAATATCATTGTAAAATGAATCCTCCTTCAATGGCTGTCCTTTTATATCTGTTATGGTATCTAAAGAATCATCCAAAAGTGACAGCAATTTCTTTTCAGACTCAGGTCTGACTTTCATTCTTAGGTTTACCTGAGTCTTGTTTGTTCCTTTGATTTTCTCTACATAGACCAGACCATTTAAATCTTCTATGTCATCCCCATCCAGAGGTAACGCTTTTCCTTGCCATCCCGCTTCAACTGCATCATCCACAATCTCTTCCGCTTCCTTGGTAAGTTTTACTTTCCCTGTTTTTACTTCTTCAAATTTGAATTTGGTTTTCTTGCCGTTTCTTTTGGATAAGACTCTGGAATAGAATTCTTCAAAATCTTCTCTAATGTGATTTTTACGATGAAGAGCCTGCTGGTAGAATGCTTTTAAATTTGCACTATTTTTCCCGAATCGTCCTTCAGCATAGGGTTTTAAAATGTCTAAAAATGCATCATCTGTAATCTGCTCAACCTGTTTGATATAGTGAAGTGATGCATTCAAATCCACATTGAGTTCTTTGTTTTGAAAGCTGCGAAAGATGGTATTGTAAATCGGTTCTTTTTCACCCCAACGTTCATTCGGCCAGTAGTCAATATCCAGTTTATCCTTGCCCATGAATTTGTATAGCTGTCCCTTGTCTATCCCATAGACCTGACCGTCGCTATGCCTAATAAACTGCTTCCCATGAGAATCGTGGTTCCCAATAAGCCAGTCAATCACGTGTTCTCTTTGGAGTTGTTCTAATTCATCTTTTGTGAGTTTGCTTACATTGGTATTTCTAAAATCAAATTCATCTTTTAACCCGGTCTTCCATTTCTGGATAGAGCCTTTCATATTCCCTCTGCCTGGAACATTTAACTGAACAAATCTCACATCCACCGCTTGATCATCAATGAGCCTTCCAATGCGGTAAGCCACCTCATCCCCATGTGCCCGGAATGTTTCGCTCACCGGTTTAAACAGCCACTTGTCACCTTGCTTATCAGTAAAGAAATACTTGGTATGAGCTCCGTCAATATCAGCCCTGCCTTGAAACTTAAACGGATCTGTTTTCTCGTAAGCCACCCAATCGCTGTCCACTTTATTCCAGCCAATGGGTTTTCCGACATCAACTTTGGGAACTTCAACTTTAGGGATATCAACTTTTGTGATTTTGGGTTTTGATTTAATCCCCTTACCACCATGCTTAAGACTCCATTTCTCCCATTTGATGAGAACCGATTCCATGGCTGCTTCTTTGCTGGCTGTATCCTTGGCAGTAAGCATGATGATCATCTCGTCTTTGTTCATCCATTGCCATTTCTCCAAGCCTGCCTGTTTGACAATCTTTTTCAACTTTGCAGATGTCAAAGATTGGATATGGGCATCCCAGTGGTTAAAAGCAGAGTCCAGTTTGGCGATGTAAGCACCCATATCTTCTGGCAGGAGATTTTTGTTGTTCTTGGCTAGTATCTCATAGCCTTTGATATAGGATTTCATGAAGTCATCCAGCTGTGTGGGGTTAGCGATAATCTCATGGGGCTTTAAAATATCTATAATTTCATCTAATTCTTTTTTGGCTTTTTTGATCTGGTCAGCTAATTGCTTCTTGATTAGATCATCCGCTTTAGAAATAGCCTGTCCCTGTTTTGCTTTGCCGGTTAAAAGTCCAATAAGCTCATCTTTGGTTCTCACCTTGCCGATATTGTATTCTTTTAATTTTTTGGCAAGAGCGTTCCCTTTTAGGTAAGCGTGAGATTCTCCCGGTTCAATAGAATCCAGCATCTTCACTAAATCATCTTTCGTCCGCATGACAGATATCCCGTTTGCTTTGGCTTCCTCCCTGAGTTTTAAGATTGACCATTTTCCATAATCAGGAATCTGTATCTGATGTGCTTTGTCCCAATCTTTTAAAAGTTTCACCAGATCATCCTTACTGCGAAGCACAGAGATATGATGCTTTTTCATTAACACTTTCAAAGACTTTGTTTTCATTGCATTCAGATCCCAACCCGGTTCTAACGGATCTAAAAGTTTTATCATATCCATCTTGCTTCGGGTGACAGCTATCCCACGTTGCTGTGCGAGCTTTTGGAGTGTCTTTCCATTGAGTAAACTGTACTTCCCATCCTGAATAATCTTGTTTACTTGAGACTTTTCCTGTTTTGCATGTTTGGATAATTCTTCTATCTGCTCCGGGACTAAAATACAATCAACATTCTTGTCTGCTACCGCAGTTAATGGAATTGTCAAAATCGTTTCTATATTTAAATCACTGTATGCTTTTAAAGTATCCTTGCAAACTCTGGCTCTGGCTGCAACGGTTGTGCATCTGCAGGCTGGGTGAGCTGGGATAGGCGGCATGTTGTCTATATTAAATTCTTTCCCATCCAAGCCACCACAGACCGGACACATCCTTTCATCTCCCACCGCCATCCATTTAACACGCCGAACATTTATGGTATCGAAGAATTTTAAACGACCTTGATTGTGGGCTCTTAAGGTTTCTGTTCGGGTAATGAGTTCTAATCTTTGCTGTGCGGTTTTGAATACGGTCTTACCTGCACGCCTGAATGTTGCAGGATCTGTGATTATACTCCCCAAGCCTTTGGAGATCGTTGCAATGGAATCGCCTTTAATAATACCTAAAGAGATTCCTTGTTTAATCCCATTTAAAAGTTCTTTATGAACATTGCCTACCAGCTGAACATTAAAACGCACCATAAAATCCAAAGCGTTACGATCAATGAGACCAAGCACTTGCTTTGCTAATAATTCTTGGTCGGCAGAACTCAAAACATCCCATCGCGGGAATTTTGCATTTTTAAGTTCCGAGATTCCATTTTGAACTCCGCTTTGGAAACTTGATTTTGTTGCTTTGGTAATCAGTAGAGTCTGGTCTTTCTGGACTTGCCGGATAGTTTTGGTTAAATCACTCTGCAATCCTTTTAGACGAGATTGAAATACTTTTTGACCCGGTGTGAGATCACCAATTTCAGAATACTTGACCAGTTGGGATTTGATGGAGAGTTCCCCTTTTTTTAAGGTCTCCACCATCGAAGCCACTTGCTGCTCGGTATAAAGATTGCGAGCCTGATATGATTTTAATGTTTCAGTTAATATCTGCTGCGCTTGGGTCGGCATCTAACTCTCCTAATGAGAATTGTCTGCAGATGTCGTCATCAAACGTTTTTTCTGTTAGGTGGACAGAACAATGATTGCTGCTACCATCCCAATAAACACAGTCTCCGCAAGTATTTTCTAAAGTTAATATTTTTCCACTGGCAAACATTTCAGATATATCATCTGCCTGGGATTTGTTCTCTCGCTTACTCTCTTGCTTTGGATCTAAACCTAAAATCTCCTGTGAAGTCTCCACCGACATAATCCCAAGCTGCACCATAGAAACGATGTCTTTCACATCCCAGGTCATATCCACAATGCTTTTTTCCTGCTGGCGATTGACTTTTTCAATCTGCGGGTTTAAATCCATTTTGGTCTGCAAGGTGTTTTTAGAAATAAGATTCCTGTCATAGAGTTCAATGAGCATTTTGCGAACTTCCTTTTCATCAGACAGATCCATATCAGAAAAGAAATACTGCACACTCTCTTCTACTCCGGTTATCTCTTTCCAATCGTCAAATATCCATGCCAGCATGTCTCTGGCCACCTGCTTGATCTCTTTCAGCATGATAATCATTTTCCGCATGGCAATATTGGCTGTGGCAAAATTGGGACCGTCGCCTGTTACCAAAGTTCTGTTCAAACCCAGTGCCACTAAGATATCTTCTTTGAGCTCAGATACTTTCTTCTCTGTATCCAGAACTTGCCCTTCGTTGCCATACGTCTCTGCTTTTACATAGAATGGAACCACAAGTCCAGATTTTAAATCCATCTTATTAATCTGATCTCGAATGGCTTTGAGCATTTTCTGGTCCGGCATGATTACCTT